CTACAGTCAAAGCAGAATCTGCCGGTCCGTCGCTTGGTCTAAGGAATTTCCAAATCTTATTAATCCTCATGTGGACAGTTCTCCACACGTCGGGATTAAATAAGAAGAGGTTAGACCGAAGACCGTTGGCGATCTTGATAAGATCCCGGTCAGTAACCGGTATAAAATCAAGTTCGTACGGCCGTACATTGACGCCCTCAAAGAAATCTGCTCCACAGCTCTCCCTAAACGGTCCGAAAAGGAACGTCTTCTTAATATTTGTGCGAAAGCCTAAATGCTTAAGCACTTCAATTAAGAGAAGGGCTGCATGCTGACGTACAATAATGTCGTCACCATAAACGCGGAAACGGTTGTCTCCAGCGCCAAAAGTGACTTCATTAACAGCATATGCGAGAGATGCAAAGATAAGCGTCTCAAGCGGGAAGCAGAACCCATTTCCCATGCTGACAAACTTCTCGTAACGTCCGTTGCCCCATTTACTTTCGTAAGCAGGACTTCGGGTGTTATCGAGGAGTCTGAACCAAGTGGGCGGTAGCAATTCTCTACATAACTCAATAGAGATACTATCACTCGCCGAGCTCAGGTCAATTGTGGAAAATGGATCGAACAGAGTCTCACTCCCTTCCTTAGCAAGAAAGGAGTTACGACTTTGATCAGTCAGGTCAAGATCAAACCTTCGAAGTCTCCTTCTAAGGTATAGATCTATCCCTTTCTGAACATACCCATTAAGGGTCGGTTCGATAGCTATAGTTCTATGAACCATAGCCGTCTTTGGGACCATAGTAACAAGGTTCGTGGATACATGCTTAACACGGTTCTCAAAGAGCTGTGTAAAGAGCTCTCCGTCGATGCAGAATAATCTCCTATTCTGGAGATATTCCCATATGAGGGGTTCCCCCATCATAGCGTGTTTTGCATAGACCGAGCAGGTTGGTGTAGACGTCCAAGTTTCCGCACAAAGCTTCGCAGCTAAGTGAGTAGCTTGTCCGTGGACTCCAACACTAGCTCCAGGGCCGAACCCGCAACCTCGATAGATTTCGCGAAGATTAGGATCTCTCCCAATCACTCGTTGAATCCATCTCCGAGCAGAATCTCTAATGAAAGAGAAGCGTACACGGCCGACAGTTCTTTCAGCGCGTAAGCGCTGATTGACACGTCGACAGTGATGCTCTGAAGCTTGAAATTTCTTCCAAGCCTCAGACTCGGGTGTGAGAGAAGCATCCGGAATAGGACACTTCCTCACAAAGGCTGCCAGCTGATTCCAAACGTAATGTATACGTGCTTCACCATACTGCTGTTGGGTGAAGGAATCAGCTAATCTGACCGCGGCTCCAAAAGAGCCGGTTCGAAGATAACCAATTAATTTCTTGGCATCTTCATGGTCAGTCAGTTCATTGGCCTTGACGAAAGAGCTCACGACCGAGGCCACGAAAGCCATCGGTTGCTCTATCCGGGTTACCGGTTGGTAACGGCGGACTGGTCTGGACGACATGTCTGTCTCCTAGATAAACCACGGAAAAGATATATGCGAAGAATATCGCACATATCAGAACAAGAATCAAAGACTTCACGTATTTCTAAGACCTTTCGGCCTTAGTACGTGAGGTCAAGAGTCTTGAACACCTTAGTCGTATTGGCAACTTCAAGTGCCAAATACGCGCTAAAGTCCGCGATTATCAAGGCAAGACTGGCATCCGAGATTCCAACAGGGATTGCTCCCTGCAGAGTCAAGGAAACGAGCGCCTTCGTAGTCGTACCGCCATTCAGCCACACGTCGCGAACCAACCTTGCGGATGGACGCGCCATGCCGGCAAAGTCTGCGGTCGGTTTCGGAAACACACGGCTCAGGATCAGTTGATCCTTCCAGCTGAGTGTGACATCCGGACCGGCGTAGCCAATGACGTCTGGGGCGATACTATCTTGGGTATATACCCGTGATGCACTGAGGGTTACGGACATGGTGTCTGTAATTACCTTTTAGTTAGCTGTTGAACAACAAGAGAGATGGCGGCCAATGTTGGGACCTTCTGAAGCGAAAGCTTAAGAGTGGGTCTTATAAATTGACCAAGGTTTATCGGAACACGATCATACATCTCGACTATGACCATATCCGAGTCTTGGCATGGTGTAGTTATCACCGTACTATATGGATCGCCTGGAAGAACAATGTGTGAACCGTTGGTTCTGGTCCACTTAACAGTGATCTTCTGAGTGACCCATTGTGCCAAGAACTTGTTGTGAAGAATGGCTTCCAATGCACCAATATTTTCTTGGACATTGACAAACCAATCGACGACGAAAGACCAGGGCATCAACTCCCAGGCAGCTTCAGGGATTTTCCGTAAAGAAAGTCCGAGATCCTGACTGGTATTTGTTATCGCCTCGATCTGACAGAGGGCGCCAGCGCGGAATTCAATCAGTTCATCGTAACGTAAAGTTTCGGTGACTTGCTGAATCCCGCCTATCGTCCAGTCATACGAACTCAAAGAGAACGTAGAGTCGTCAGAAAATCCACGACCAGTGACCCGGTCGGTGATCTTCTTTCCCAACGCTTCTTTTATGTCATCAATGTCGAACATGATTGTACGGATACCGTAAAACCACGTCAGATACTGATTAGACGCGCCACTCGCTACGTTCTTGAGGACACCCAAGGGCTTGTTTCTGCCATCCTTAGATTTAAGGATAGCAGGCATCTTCCTAAGGGCCTCTCGAGCCGCTTTGAGAGGGTTTCTCAAGGTGTTTAGTGTTTTCTGCATTTCTGCAATAATCACTAAACCTTGGGCGCTCTTACCATTGGAGTCTGAAAGAGCAGCAGTCGCTGCCCGACTCCTTAAGGAATCAACGTCAAGCATAGGGACCCAATTATGAAGAAGGTCCCCCGCAGGATTCCCCGGTTGATTTGGGGGATGAAGCGGTTGCGTGGCGGCAGCATGAAGCCCATAGATCTCCTGTCTGATTCTCGTTCCGTACGGAGCATGAGGTACTGACTCCGTCCAGATTGATGTCATAGGGAGAGCGCTATAGGTATAGACGATACGACTCATGGGATTGTTAATTATCTCACGGTTGTTTCGCCTTCTAGCAAAGCCAGGAGTGACAACATCAGACATTGATGCATACGACCCTATACGAGCACCAATAAAGTGGTCAGTAATGGGAGGCCCACCGGTAAAGAACATTTGCCGGACTGAGTCAACGTATGTAGGAACGTCTTTGTTGCCTGTCTCTCTGAGCCTTGCGGCCATGCTTAAGATTCCTAGTAAGATTAAAGAAGCACACGCCAAGTCGGCGTGCGGAGAGGTAACCAAATGGTATCTCTCTGTTAAACCTCCGGTTCATCCCCCTAGGAAAGGGGGG